TAACATCTACTGGCTCTAGTCAGACATACAACTATCACAAAGCTACACTTCCAGAAAGTGACCTAGTTAGTCTTAGTGGAGACATCAATGATTTCAACGAAAGATACAGAGTTGGTTCGTCGAACCCTACAAGTAATAACGATAGTGGTGACTTATTCTTTAATACTGCTACAGGTAAACTGCTCGTGTATGATGGAACTACATCAGCATGGGAAGAAGCTCAGTCAGTAGGTAGTTTCTTTATAAACACAATATCTAGTTCATCAGGATCAGGAGGTGGAAGTGCAACATTTGATGGCACAGCTACAAGATTTACACTTAGTAACGCAGGCACAGTTGCCGAGCAACATCTTGTTAGCATCAATGGAGTCATTCAGAAACCTAATAGCGGAACCAGTCAACCCAGCGAAGGCTTTGCTATTGACAGTAGCGACATTATATTTTCTGCCGCTCCTCCTAATGGTGCTGATTTCTTCATCATCACGATCGGATCAACAGTAAACCTAAACACTCCTAGTGCAGGCACAGTTACAGAATCAACTATTGCATCTGGTGCAGTAACAACAACCAAGATTGCAGACGGGGCAGTTAATTCATCAAAACTTGCAGGGGATGCAGTTAATGGTAGCAAGATAGCTGATAATTCTATAGATTCAGAACATTATGTAGATGGAAGTATTGATACAGTTCATATAGCAAATGATGCAGTTGATGCTACAAAACTTGCTAATACGTCTGTAACTGCTGGTAGCTATGGTTCAGCCACATCTATCCCTGCAATTACTATAGACGCTCAGGGACGTATTACATCGGCATCTGCAAATGCTATCAACACTTCTACTATACCAGTAGCAGATGAGTCAACAGACACAACTTGTTTTCCTGTATTTGTTACAGCAGCGACTGGAGATCTAGCACCTAAGAGTGGTAGTAATCTAACCTTTAACTCTGCAACAGGAGCTTTAGGTGCGACATCCTATACAGGTGATGGTAGTAACTTAACAGGTGTAGCTTCAGCAGTAGCTGACGGATGTATCTATGAAAACTCACAGACTATATCTAACAACTACACAATAACAACAAACAAAAACGCTCTTAGTGCCGGGCCGATCACTATAGCAAACGGCGTTACATTAACAATACCTTCGGGTAGTACATATACAATAGTATAATTATGGCGATACAAATTAATGGAAACGGTACTATCACAGGTATCTCTGCCGGTGGTTTACCAGCTGGCTCCGTAACAGATGCTACTATAGCTGGAATGTCATCATCTAAATTATCAGGTGCTCTACCGGCTATATCAGGAGCAGCCCTTACAGGTTTAACTGCTGGTATATCAGATTTTGACGAATGGTACGTGGGTAGTTCAACAGGTGACGATCAGCCTATAACAAGTTGGACTAGATCTAACTCAGCTAGTAGTGTTCATGGTGTTAAAGGTAGCGGAATGTCACACAGTAGTGGAATTTGGACATTTCCATCAACCGGTTATTGGTTTATATCATTTACTGGATGGACGTTTAACCAAAACAGAGCGAATAGATATTCGCAATATAGAATAATGTCGACAACTAATAACTCTTCTTATTCTGAACAGGCTTCTAATGGTAGCTCTAATGCTAACTTTAGTGGTGATGGTAATGGTGCTACATATAATTCCAGTCATTCTCAAACAATATTTGACTGTCAGGATACATCAACGCACAAAGTAAGATTTGATGTAGTGCATGAAGATCAAGCTTCCAGTGCTATGGGTGGCCGCAGCTTTACTAGCTTTACAGTTATGAAATTAGGAGAGACATAATATGAGTTCAATAAAATTAAAACATTCGGGTGGTAATGCAGTATCTCTGCATCCACCAACCTCTGCACCGTCAGCAAGCGACGTGCAGTTTAAACTACCTACAGCAGATGGTAGTGCAGGTCAATATATAAAAACTGATGGGTCTGGTAATTTATCATTTGCTACAGTTTCAACACCGGCTGCCAGATATACAGTATGGGATACTTGGATTCTTACATCTAATATCTCAAATTACGAAGGAGCTATAACATCCAATCTCGCAAGACCAAGTGCAGTATCTGGAATATCATGGGGCACTATTGGAACTGGAATGACAGAATCTAGTGGTGTCTTTACATTTCCAGAAACAGGTCTGTGGGAAGTTGACGCTCATTTTTTATTTAGTAGTAGTACAGCACAACAATACAGTTCTGGTGCTATACAAGTTTCGTCAGATTCTGGCTCTAACTTTTCCACTTTTCAAGAAGGTTCAAACGCAGCACCCGCTAATGGAACATACGGTGTAACTATTAATGCACTATTAGATATTACAAACATTTCTACTACTAGAGTAAGATTTTTTGTAGGTGTTACTGCTAACTGGACTTCTGGTCATACAATAGATGGAACCAGTGGTTACGGAAAAACAAAATTTGAATTTCGTAGAGTAGGAGACACATAATGAGCAAAATATTAGTTGATGAAATTCGATCAAACAGTGCGTCAGCAGACGCTATAACACTAGATGGCAACGGTAAGTGTGCTATCAATGCAACAACAATTAACAGCTTAACTTTTCCTACATCAGATGGTTCTGCTGACCAAATTATAAAAACTAATGGCAGTGGTACATTATCATTTGGAGCCGCAGGCGGTGGTAAGCTTCTTCAAGTAGTTCATTATGGAACAACAACTCAATTTAGTACAAGTAGTGGTTCATTTGTCGATGTAAGTAATTTTAGTGCGGATATTGTTCCACAAACTAATAGTAAAGTTTTAATACAAGTCAATTTAATGTCCATACTAACCTCTGCAACGAGTGGTGGCGAGGGTTATGGTATTAAAATTTTAAGAGGTAGCACTGCGGTATTGACCTCTGGTGGTATGTATGATATTTACGATAATGCAAACGTATCAGGTGCTCACAGTAGAAACAGAAGTCTCTGGACAGCACTGGACAGTTCACCGGGTGGAGATGGCTCTACGACTTTGACTTATAAAATTCAAATTGGGTCACACAATGCTCAATCAGTACAAATTTCAGAAGGCAATATGCAATCTTCCATGACATTATTTGAAATAGGAGCATAATGAAATACGACAAACATTTAGCAGTAAAATCTTTAAAACCAACTAGCGAATGGAGTTGGGGAGGTT